GACTTTGATTCCTTTCATTTATTTTTTAACTATACAGTTAAGTCTTCATTCAATTTAAATCATTCCTTGAAATATGGGGGATTGGGATCAACAGTTTCTCAATACGACTTCACCACCAAAAAATATCAAACTAGATTGTTTGAAAACAATCCCTCAAGTAGGTTGTTTGTTGATAAGAGTGGTGGCAATAATCCTATAATATCTCAAACTATTTTTAATGAATATTCAAAAAACTCAGGTGTAAGTAAACCACTTTTTATTCCATTTTCCAAATACAAAGATACTGACAACAACACTGTAAACTTTTTATTTGATACGGTAGCAGAGAGAATATGCTTTTCAAACTTATTTACAATGGAAAAAACTTATATTGATATACCTGGAAACACTAGGATACATGCTGGATCTATAATTAATCTTCAGGTCCCTAGGTACGAAGAAAGTAAAAAATCAAGCAATGAAATGGAAAGTGGTTATTATATGGTGACAGCTGTGAAACACATGATAACCAATTCAGACACTGCAAAATATGATACACATCTTGAATTGATGAGATTTGGAAGAGGAGTATTGTCATGACAACACACACAATGGGTGAAGAGGGATTTAGATGGTTCTTTGGTATTGTTGAGGATAGGGATGATCCCAAGAAGATTGGCCGTGTACGTGTTAGAATATTCAATGTTCATCCTTTCACTGCTTCCGGATCACCTGACAAGGTTAATGTTCCTACAGATCATTTGCCTTGGGCAGTGCCTGTCAACTCAATTATTAGCGCGGGTATTCTTGATAACAGCAAAGACGGAATTGGGTTGAGTCCGACTGGTATGATGTTAGGAACGACAGTGTTTGGATTCTTTGCTGATGGTAATGAGTGTCAGACACCCATTATACTCGGAACAACTGCTGGTATTGTAGGACCTCAAGAGGATAATGAGCTTCCTAAATCTGCAATTGGTGTAAACTCAGCTGGATCTTTGAAGGCTTCTAAACAAATATCCGCCGCCTCTCCGTTCCCTGGTGAACCTTCGTCCCCATTCGACGCTAAATACCCATATAATAAAGTATTGAGAACAGAGTCAGGACACTTGATAGAGATTGATGATACCGTATCAAAAGAACGAATTCACATCATGCACAAAACAGGTACATATGTTGAAATCGATAAAGATGGACAAGTTGTAATTAAATCAGTAGATGATAGATTTGACGTTACCTCAAAAAATAGTAACGAGTATGTTGGTGGTAATGTTAATGTACGGATTGTAGGCAATGTAAATATACTTGTCGATGGCACCTATACTTTGGAATCCAAAGGAAACATGCTAATCAAAGCACCTAAAATAGATTTCAACCCATAATGCCAGCAGTTCATAGAAACACGGATTCCAGAGCATGTGGTGCGTCCACTGTATCTTCTCAAAGTAGAAATGTATATGTCAATGGCTTACTTTGGTCAATAGATGGAGATCCTAATTCTCATGGAGGTGGTCCTCTTTCTGCAGCTACTAATAATGTTTTCATAGGTGGAATAGCTGTTTGCAATGACAACGATTCGGCAGCTGCGGATGCCCTTTGTCCTCCACTTGGTGGCGCTCACTGCGCACCAAAAGCAACCAGTGGATCTAGTAACGTATTTGTAGGAGACTAAATGGCAACTTCATATGCTGATAAATTCACCACCACCCCTCTAAGGTCTGAGAGATATAGTGATTTTTATAATAACTTCAATAAGAATTTTGGAACAAAAGATTTAGCTAGATTGACAAATGAAGAGTCAATAATCAATTCGCTGAAAAATATAGTTTTAACCAGACGAGGTGAGAGACCTTTTTTTCCTGAATTTGGTTGTAATATTTCATCTTTACTATTTGAGAACTTTTCTAAGTTTACAACAGATGCCATAGAGACAGAAATCAAAACAGCTATTGAAAACTTTGAACCAAGAGTACGCACTATCAAGGTCAAAGCCTTAGAATCACAAGATAACCATTCAATTGAGATACAGTTATTTTTTACCACTATAAATAATCCTGAGAATATATCAATCAGTTTCTTCCTTTCAAGAATAAGGTAAAATGGCAAACTCATCTATCAATTTAATTGACTTAGATTTTAATTCATTAAAATCATCGCTAAAGTCATATCTGTCATCTCAAACTAAGTTTCAAGATTATAACTTTGACGGCTCTAATATGAGTGTTTTGTTAGACGTGCTAGCCTATAATACCTATCTTAATACGTTTTATATGAATATGGTTGCAAGTGAGATGTTTCTTGACTCAGCACAATTAAGAGATAGTATTGTATCTCACGCCAAAGAATTAAACTACGTTCCTAGATCATTTAGATCCGCTCAGTCTAATGTTAATATTTTAATTACGCCATCTACCAATGTAGCATCAGTTGTTATACCGGCTAAGACAGGATTTACTTCACGAATCGGATCCAATACTTTTAATTTTGTTACCAAAGAGGCTATTGCAATCACATCAAGTAATAATGGTGTTTTTTATGCAAACAGTACTACTCTATATGAAGGATCTTATGTAGTAGATACATTTGTCAAAAACAGTGCGATCACCAACCAAAGATTTTTGTTGAACAATCCAACAACCGATACAACAAGTATTGAGATATCTGTTTCTGAAAACAGTGGTGCCAATGTATACACCTATACACAGGCTTATTCATTATTTGGTATTAACTCAAATACCAACATATTTTTTATTCAACCAGCAGAGAATGAACAATATGAAGTTGTTTTTGGTGATGATATATCTGGTAGATCTCCTCGTAGTGGTGCTGTTGTTAATATAACGTATAGAGTGTGTAATGGTGAATTACCGAATGGTGCAGACACTTTTGTAAACAACTCAAGTATAGATGGCCACTCTAATGTTTTGATTACATTAAACAGTGAAGCTCTCAACGGATCGGTTTCTGAGTCTAATACGTCAATCAAATTTAATGCCCCAAGAAGTTTTCAGGCTCAAGAAAGAGCAATAACTGAAAGCGATTACGAAACTCTTTTGACTAGAGAGTTTCCTGAAATTCAAGCTATTTCTGTTTTTGGGGGCGAGAAACAAGATCCACCACAGTACGGTAAAGTTTTTATATCTCTTGATGTTTCAAACTCAGACGGTGTTCCAGACATCAAAAAGACAACCTATAACGACTACCTTAGTGATAAAGTTCCGTTGGGAATTATAACAGAGATTTTGAATCCTGAGTTCATATTTCTCAACGTTAGCTGTAATGTGTATTATGATTATAATATAACGACCCTATCAGAAAACCAACTCATTACAAATGTATTGACTGCAATCACAAACTACAATAATACCTACTTAAACAACTTTAATGCAAATTTTAGGTATAGTAACTTTGTTCACTCTATCGATGTTAGCGACCCTTCAATTATTAACAATGATACTGAGGTCTATCCATATTATCTACTTACTTTGAACTCAAGTACAGATACTTCTTTTTCTTTCTCGTTCAACGCAGAGATATTGATTACAACCCCCTCTGACAATGTACATCCAATATCGGCTGAAAGAGGAGTATTTTCTTCTTCCTTTATCAAAGACGGCTTAACGTGTCAGCTTGAGGATGATGGCTTGGGTAACTTAAGAATAGTAAGAATAATATCGAGTAGCCACTTTGAAGTTAATAAGATAGGAACTATTGATTACACAACCGGTACTGTGAAGATTACCAAGTTAAATGTAGAATCATTTAGTGGAAGTGGAATCAAGTTTTATGTTAAAACAATAAGTCAGGATTACAGTACTACTTTAAAAAATATTCTTAAGATTAAACCGGAAGATATTTCTGTTACAATGATAGCTAGGAAATCATGAAAGAAATTGAAGACAATATTAGTCTGCTTGTTCAGAATCACTTTCCTCAATTCTATCAAGAACAGGGGAATACATTTGTTGAATTTGTAAAAGAGTACTACAACTGGACTCAGCAGTCCAACAACACTCTTTTTTATTCTAGAAATTTACTAGAGTATAGAGATATTGATACTACAATAGATTCGTTTCTATATCATTATAAACAAAAATACATAGCAGATGCTCCTGTAAACTTTGACAGATCTAGATTTAATTTAAAGCACATTAAAGACGTCTACAGGTCTAAAGGAACAGAGCGTGGAGCAAAACTCTTAATGAATAGAGTTTATGGGGTTTCAGATGTAGACATTTACTTTCCAGGCACTGATGTAATAAAACCTTCGGATGGTGAGTGGGTGATTCCAGTATATTTGGAAGTCTCTCTTTCACCTAAAACATCTAGTTTTGCTGGTAAGACAGTTGTTGGATCATTTTCCGGTGCAACAGCTTTTGTTGAGGGTATTGGTAGAAAATCTATTAATGGGAAATACATCGATGTAGTTTATCTTTCCAATGTTAACGGTGATTTTGTTTTTAATGAGATTATTACAGTTGATGGTAATCTAAACGATTGTCCTGTTGTAGTTGGATCTTTAACAAGGATTACCCTCAATGACTCAGGTAGAGAATTTGCTATTGGTGATGTTGTTAATGTTATATCTGCAAGAAGAGGAAAGCAGGGTAAAGCAAGGATTGATTCTGTTGAACAATCTACAGGCAAGGTGACGTTTACTCTTTTGAATGGAGGAACCGGTTACAGGTTAACCACGACTCCCATAGTAGCTGAAAAAATGTTGTCTTACACTAATAAAGTTTCATCTAATACATATCTTCCTAATTTTTTAATAGACGAGACAGTGTATCAACCTCTTGCAAATATAGTTTTCAGTTCGTCTAATACTGAATTTAGTTATGAACAGCTTGTTACAGGAGCCAATTCTTCCGCTAACGTCTCAACTGGAAGGATTGTTGGAAAAGTACAAAAAACAATATCTGGAACAGTATCATCAAATACAACATCAAACACAGTTACTGGTGTGGGAACATTATTTTCATCACAGCTTGCAAATAACGACTATATCAGATTTCAGGCATGCACATCAACATTTCAAATCAGTTCAATAATTAGTAATACCTCACTATCCTTAACATCGTATGGTCCAGCTGTTGTAGCAAATTCGGTTATTGCTGCAAACGGAAGCTTCATGGTAATAGTTAATTCAGGAGACTGGTCTGCTGCAGATAGAATATATGGTTCAAGTGCCCTGATTGATTCATATACAAACAAGACAGCGACTGGAAGGGTGATGGGTGTTAATACTCAATTCATTGGCATCACAGCCGTATCTAATAATTTTACTTCAAACAATTACAACTTTATTTACGGAACTTCTTCTAATGTATATGCCAATGTATCCTTAGTTGGCCAAGGCACCGGTGCAGCATTCAATATTGGTAGTCTAACTGATGAAGAGACAGTATACCTAAACACCGACTTAGTAGGTGGCAACAACTCTATTGTAACAATAACACTGACCGGTACGGTATCCTCTAATGCTACCAGTTCACAAGTTAATGGTATCAGTTCTTCTACTTTGTTTACTACAGAACTATATGCCGGTGCCTACCTAAAAATAGGAAGTAATAACACTGTATTCCAGGTGAATACTATAAGCAACAATACAATTCTCAACCTCCGTACTAACGCACTAGTTTCAGTTGGAAATACTATTAGCATTACGAATGGATCTTATTTGACTACTCCGTTGAACGCTTTAAAATATGGATTTCCTAAACTACCTACTGGTAATGTTTCCACAATGTTGAACCTGGCTTTGACAAGGGGTAGCTACGATCTTGGAACGATTGCTTCATTTACAGGTGTTAATCCTGGATCTGATTATAATGTATCTCCTTTTGTATTGGTCAGAGATAATGGCATTGCAAACTTTCAACGAAGAGATTTAAATTTATCCATAGAAAATTTATCCGGTAATTTTGTTGTTGATGAAGAGATTGTACAGAACTTCTCAACACCTGGATATACACTTCAGATAAGTGGATCAAACACTTCATTTTTATTAAACGAAAGCATAACACAGATAATTAATACAACCGCAAATGGATATGGTCTTGCGGGATCTTCAAATGGATCAGTGTCGGTTGTGACTGTTTCAGCGTTTTCAAATGCAACTCACGGAAACTCTTTTGTTAATTCCTCTCTGAGTAGTGCTATAACAGGAACAGTTACTTCAAATGCAACAAGTCCACAGGTGAACGGGGTAGGCACATCTTTCACCTCAAGTTTATCTACTGGGGATTATATTAAGTTTTCTGGAAACAATTTAATATTTCAAGTTAACACTATATCAAACAACACTATTTTGAATCTAACAACAAACAGCGCTGTAATTGTATCTACTGATACCATATCTAAAGCAACTAATGTTGCTATTGGCATGACTTCAGGAGTTCGTTTTTTTGTTAACACATCAATTGCAAATGTTCAATTATCTGTATCTAGAGGATCAGTATTGAACGCGGGTGCTAGTTTTGTAAACGTAAAAAGAAAAACATTCAATCAATCATTTACATCAAATATTGCAATTACTGGAACCACGTCAGGTGCTACGGCTAATGTTACATCTGCTTTGCAAATAGATGGTTCTCCTTTGATGGGTAATAATGCTGTTGTCAATTCTTTTGCTGGTATTGTAAGTGGATCTGTCACTGCCTTGTCTGTAATTGATTCAGGATTTGCATACGAGGATGGTGAAGATGTTACTATCCAAATTGATACCAGCCAATATGTTGCAACTGGTTATGCTAATTTAATCAATCAAGGAATTGGTGAAGGATACTTTAAATCAACAAGAGGTTTCTTGAACAGTGATAAATATATTCACGATGGTGACTTTTATCAGTTTTATTCTTATCAAGTAGGGACTGAATTACCACTCGAGACCTACGGAGACACCCTCAAAAAACTAATGCATGTTGCCGGTACTAAGCTTTTTGGAAACGTTAAAAAGGTATCTAACGTAGATGTCACAATTAAATCTTCTGGTGTAGAAATAGACACATGAGCAAACTTATAACAAACAACCTTAAACTTTTTAACGTTGATCAATTTATTGAATCTTTTTCAGAACCTAATTTTAATATCTATTATTATTTTGTTGGTAGCCCTATTGCTTTTCCAAATGATAATTTACCACCAACACTATACGATAACACCCAAACAACTCTAGTTAGTCCGTATGAGGATATGATATACGGAAAGCGAGTAACATCTAGCGATATTGTTCAGATGGCTCCTAGACACGATTGGGTATCTGGAACCGTATATACAAAATACACTCATGACGATGATAATTTACTAGACTCAAATTTTTATGTTATATCTAATGAAGGATCATCATATAGTGTATTTAAATGTTTAGATAACAATAACGGTGCACAGTCAACATATAGACCTAGATTATCTGAAACAGCGGCCGACGATGATTTCTACTATACCACTACAGATGGGTACCAGTGGAAGTATATGTATACTATTACACTATCCGAATACTCCAAGTTTATAACATCCTCTCATGTTCCAATTTATGTAAATGCTAACGTTGTTGCTAATGCAGTTATTGGCTCGATAGATAACATTGAAATAACCAATGGTGGCAGTGGATATGCATCATACGCCAATGGTTTTTTCCAAGAGGTTAGAGTGAGTGGCAATCCACTAATATATGCAATTGACCCATCAAATGCATCGTCTAACAGTAATTTTTATATAAATTCTGCTTTAAAGATAACAAACGGTACTGGCAGCGGTCAGCAAAAATTCATTACAGGATATACCGTTGCTGGTAGTTCTAGACGGGTAATCATTGATTCAGATTTTACTATTGCTCCAACAACATCATCGAGTTATGAAATAACCCCTCTTGCAACAATTATCGGAGATGGATCTCATGCACAAGCACGGGCACTAGTAAACACGTCGAGCAATACAATTTATA